GGTAAAAATTAAGACCATACCTGGATTTGGCATTCGTTCATTTATCGAAATCCATTGTTTGTTCAATTCGGTTTTTCTCCTTTGGGGGCATGAGAGACTCCCCATAGATAATATGCTTCTCTTTGTTCTTCTGTTAGGTCATTATAGTTGAATTCAGGTCCAAAGTCCATCCCTAATTGTCCTCGCATGGCCTCATACATGGCATCTTGAAGTGTTTCCGGTTCGTGTCCGTATACAGCTTCATATTCATCTCGTAGCTCTTGCTCTGATGCTTTAAGATGTTCAACTACATCATTTTTGGATCCATTGCATGCAAGTTCGAAAGGAACTGACGCGCGAAGAACTTTATCTAGCATTAAAGCCAGGGCACTGTTAAGAGTAACAACGGTATCATTGTCAGATATTATATCACCCTCTCGATATCTAATAGTACCAGTTAGAACTAAGAAATCCTCCATGATCTGAACATTCGTCCATTCAAGTCTATCGAGTTCTTGATCAGATAACGACATCCTATCTAATATAGCAGGAATAACGTTATTTGATAAAAGTTCAAGAATCTTTTCACTGTGTTCGGAAAATAATCTCGACCGTTCGTCGAGTAAATCGGACAAATCACTCATCGTGTTCTCCCCCGACACCAAAACTTTCTTTATCACACCAAGTGCACCGTCGCCAGAAACAAGGCCAAGGTCTATCGTCTAGTATCTCCCAGTCGTGGCCGAACCACCTACATCTCCACGATGTCTTTTTTTCGTTTTCACTCACCCCAAACTAACCTCTGCGTTTCCATTAAAATTTTGGCTGCGTTAAGCAAATTAGGTTTTTTTGGAAGATCTGTTTCACGATACAACTTGCCTCGAATTAGTTCATCCATTTCTTCGGCGTACTCAACACACTCTTCATATGTCCATGCGCCAGCACGGATCGCAAGAAGTTCTTCTGCGTCCGGACGTTTAACTTTCAGAACACCTTCTTCAAGAGCTTCTTTACCCATTCGAAGAAGACGAACAAGATGCATAGCATGTTTTGTATCGTAACCATGTTTCTCTTCAAGTTCACTTCGAGTTTCGTTTCGATTTTTCTTCCACGTCCAATACTGAGCGTGCTTTTCTTTGGCTAAGTTGTATTCTTCTTTGTTGAATTTAACAATATAGCTGGGTGTTAAAGTTCGCTCTTCGTCTTCATAGATTGTATTCAATGTGAAATCATCGGAAAATGTTTCGTAGTTATCAGTCCAGTATTGATTGTTGGTGTTGAACACTAATCCGTAAATGTCATGACCGTATGGAACCAATCGGCCCCGACGATTATCCTCAAGACGAAAATCTGATTTAAACATTTTATGAATTGTAAAATTCTGAACGAGCGAAACGAAATCAATCTGTCGAGGTGGCTCAACGGACTGAGGATTGGTAATCCATTTATTATGACCTTTAATTCGTTTTAACTGAGCAAGAGCATATCCACTCGTGGTAAATGCAATCTTCGATGACAAAAATTCAGCACGATGTTTCCGAAGATGTTCGTAAGCTGGAGATGATTCAATTATGTCACTTTCATCGATCCACAACGTTTCAACGATGTTAGGATTACAGTCGAGACACAGCTTCATGAAATGAGCTAATTCATAGAATTTCGTGTCTTCTTCGTTCGTATCTGTTGCTTCACGAATTGTGTAGAAAGGCGTAAGAATATTAATCGGATCTGCGCAGAAAATCCCCCGATAGTCCGTGTCTGACGTCGGTAGAGATGTTCCATACGCCAGACTACCTGCTAGGTGCTTGACTAACAAGTTATCCCGCATCAACTCTTCTGAGGTTTTGATTTTCATACTTTTCATACCCAGATTATACTCAAGAAAAAGGGAGGGATCAACACTGTGAACCCTCCCCAAATCGCATAAATTATGCGTTATTCGCCGTTGACTTTAGCTTTACGGCGGGCTTTTGATGAGCGATTGTCATCTGGATCTTCTTCGTCATCGTCACTAACACCTGTTCCGAGCAAAAATGCTTCGCTCATTGCTTCGGCTTTTTTTAGAATCGCATCAGCATATTGACTAATATTTTTGTTTTGGAATTTTGTGTCGTTGTCAAGCGTATACCACGAACCTTTTTTAGTAACAATTTTTAGTTCTTCAGCTACTTCTACCAAACCAGAATAAGGATTCATTCCTTCATCATACGGAACTTCAATTGTAACTTTCTGGAATGGCTTCGTGAAACGTGTTTTATATCCCTCACACTTCATACGAATACCTTTAACTTCTGTTGAGCCAGTATCCTTTAGCTTGAGTTTTGTAAGCATAACAATTTGTGATAATGAAAACTTACAAGCATCCTTAACCATCCACACACCTTCACCATTCATAATATCCTGGTTTCGGTAAACAGCATCCGTTACAACAATTGAAACATTTAGTCGTTTAATAGACTGTACAAACGTTCGTAACATTGCTTTTAGTTGTTTGTTTCGTTGACCTTGGTCGCCCTTTGTTACACCTTTAATAAAATGATCTAGTTCCGTTTCAGTCATTAACATATCAAGACTATCGATTACGATTAATATTTGTGGAGCATCAGGATCATCACCATACTCAGCGATGAACCCTTTTAAGAAAGCAGATACAACTTTTGTAACTTGAGGAATTGTGGTTGCTGCGACATATGTATAATTATCTTTGGTGTCAACTCCAATAGCGCTGACGAAATTTTCATCGAGAGCGTTTTCCGAGTCAATTACAAGAATATGGGCACCCGCTTTTTGTGCAGCCGCCATAAGGTTGGTGGCGAGAAAACTCTTGCCCCCACCAGATGGGCCAACAAGTCCGGTTACTCGTCCTTGTGGGATGCCTCGAAAGAAACTACCGGAAATAATTCTATTAAGAATTACATTTCCTGTTGAATACCAATATCGTGGTGGTTCACCACTTCCAACGGTGACGTCGATCTTCGCAAGGTCTTTTTCAAATCCCTTTAGAAAATTTAGTTCTGTCATATAGTTCTCCTATAAGAAGGGGGCTAGCGCCCCCAATCTCAATTAGCTATTTTGTTCTTTCCGACGAGCACGAATCTGCTCGAGGATAGCGTCAGCTTCATCAGAACCACCACTTTCGCTTTCGTCCTCAGATTTACTTGAGGATGCTGCTGGTGTTGCTGCAGGAGTTTCACTGTCGTCACTAAAAGAACCACCCGTCAAAGCAGCTTCAAGCATACCCTGAACTTTATCGACACCTGGATTCTTTGGTAGGAGACTTGATAGATCACCAAGGTTATCTTCTACAATTGCAAGCTGTTCCTCAGTCAAATTAGATGACTGACGAGCAAACTTAGAACCAACCGCATAGGTTGAATAATCACCCTGCTTTGATTTCTTAATAATGAAATCACAACCGCCTTCATACGCGAATGGTACCTCATCAAGTTCACCGCTCTCAAATGATTCTTTGATTACGTTGTAGATCTGGTAACCCAGTGTTAGAAATCGGACTTTACCTTCGTGAGTTTCACCGGTTGTCTCATCCGCATCAAGGGGATCTTCGAGGATAAGAGCCTGTGTAATGTGCTGCTTCTTTCTCCAGTACTTCTTACCGTTTGTCTTATCGTCTTTATTGTAATACTCAGAAGATACCTTACAAATTGGGCAATCTTCATCATACGTTTTTAGACAAGCAACCGACTTATTCTCACCATTAATCTGAAGCGTATGCATTAGTTTTTCAACTAAGAAGCCCATAGGATTCTCTGCGTTTGCATCAGGTAGGAAGCGAACAGTGGCTGATTCGCCATCTTTCATTCGCCAGAATGGGTAGTAGTTATTGGGTAGGTTGTTGCCGTCGTTCTCTGCCTTCTTGAAGGCACTTTGGAGCTGTTCAAGTGTTAGAGTCATTATTTTTCTCCTTTCTCATCTATACTTGTATTATTGTTATTCTTCTCTTTATGAGGAGACTAACTATCTTACTTCTCTTCTGCTGTGACGTTCAACGGTCACAGAGGTATTTATGCTAACCCTCAGAGGAGTTGTCATTTATTTTAGCGATTTCTGGGTACAGTTCAATCGCTTGATCTAGCGTTAAAACACTGGTGAATGGGTGGCAAATTTCCGTGTGATCAACTTCATAATATTCAAGAGCATTGATCCACGCATCTTTCATGAATGAGTTTTTATGAGGAATATGAACCAGAGGTGATATACCAACTTCTGTATATGAAACCTGAGGATTAACCATTTTATTACTACGGTGATATACAGATAACAATATATTTTCGTTAACTGTTGTTTTTACTGTCTGAATATTTTTGTAGATCATTTTAGCCAAATCTGGGATATCAAACTTTATATCTTTTTCAAGAGCAAGGTAAAATCCCTCAGGACCAGCATTCGCATGTAGTGAATAACAATGTTCATCTGTATTTAATTTTGTCCGGTTACGAACAATGTTGAGTACTGCATCAACAGAAAAGAGGTTAGTTGATAGGGGAGAGAAATCGTATTGAATCTGTCCCATTATTCGACCAACTTTAGGTAGTTTTTTATTCTGTCTGTGTTTACTATCTCGAAGCATCTTCCATAACGCTTCTTTGATATCAAACCAATCGCCTAGATCATAACGAAGTTGGAGTGCCCTTAATTCTACTCGCTTTCGATAAGCACGGTAAACAATCTCGTCTCGTAACGCATTACGAAATAATTTCATATTGCCTTTTAGTTGTTTACGATAAAGGCTATCATTTGCTTGATTAAGTTGAGTATCG